TGAATACACAAATGAAGATACAGATGTTCTTGCAAACTTTAAGAGTACAGCAGAACGATTAGAAACATCTGATATGAAAGTATGGGCAACATTTTTTGAGAAACAAATACAAAGTATTTATGCTCACCTAAAAAACGCTAACCTTAAAAAGAGTGAACCTATTCATTCTAGGTTTGCAGATGTTATCAACTACTGTTATTTGGGTTATGCTTTATTTGTAGAAAGAGATGGTAAAAAAAAGATTAGTTAAATTTATCGCTATTTTATTAGTAGCAGTATTAAGTATATTTTATGTCAGGAATGAAATCAAGGCGAAAGGGACACGATTACGAAAGACAAATACGGAGAGAGTATAGAGAACTGGGTTGGTCTAATTGTGAGACTTCAAGGTTTGCATCCAAGATGATGGATGATAGAAAGATTGATTTAGTAAATACTAAACCATTTGCAGTTCAATGTAAATCCTTAATCAATAATCCATCATATCATAAGATATTCAAAGAGATGGAAGCAGATAAAGATGATTATAAAATCATCTATCACAAAAGAAAAAACGATGGTGAATATGTCATTATGGAAAAAGATGATTTTCACGAACTCGTTGAAATGTTAATACATCATAAAATATTCTCCTTATGAAATGGATATCGTATAACAAAAGAAGAAAAGACTTGCTAAAGTCTTTGGAACAGATAACCAAGAACGAAATAGAATGGTCAACTTCTGATCTCGAATCCGATGACTGGTCTAAACTTCACGATCATATTCTTAGACTTCAGAAGAAATATATATAAAATATTTTTGTATTATAAAATATTCTTTATAGATTGTAGAGTCATAAGACACAAAACTAAAACAAACGATTTAAACGATTTAAACGATTTATTATGAAAAATGATAGTTACCATAGGGCAAAGGAGAAAGCACGTAAGGAACGCCTTAAAAGGCGTGTAGAGTGGATCAATACTGATTGGTCTGATAAGGTAAAGAATAGTGATATAAATATTCAGCTAAAGTCTATAAAAGAGTTAGCTGACGAGATCAAAGAATTAACTGGTAGAAAGTAATGACATTTGAACACGACATCTTTACATTCGAGGTTTCACGAGATAGAAACACATTAACTATAATGATGTTAGACTACACTACCGAAGATGGTCAAAAGATCACATTGAATGATCCTTGCGATATGACGTATGTAGTTTCTGAATCAGTATATGATGAAGCAAATAATTTATTATCTGAATTTGAAAACGAATAATATGAAAAAATTAATATTAGATTTCTTATTTTTGATCGTGTTGTTTTCAACACTATATGTTTCATTAATACTTTTTGTATGAGTTTATATGAATTTCTGAAAAAAACATTTCTTGATTCTTGCTCTAACTCAATGCACGATTTAGAGCAAAGAAGAAAGATAATTGAAGAATACAAAGAAGAAGTAAACCAATTCCAAGAACTATTGAAAGACGAATGTAAGTCTTTAAAACACTTAGAGAAGAAATCTTAATCTTCAGGTTTAAATTTATAGAAGCTAGTGATACTGCTTATATCACCTGCTACCGTAAGGTTACTCTGTGAAGGTGTATGTGTGGAAATGGTATATCTATTCTCTGCAACATCAAATTCATAATTGTCAATAGCTAAATGATTATCAACCGTAAAAGTATCAAATTGTATTTTTGGAAAAGACAACATACTTAATGGTGTTAAGAATCCATCGCTATCTGCAATCTTTCTAAATGTACCTTCATATCTATCGTTTGTACTTGCAAACTCATTTAATCTTTGTCTATTCATCAATGTTTCTAAGGTTGCACTATCAGATATAGAACCATCAAAAGTCTTGTAACCAGTAATCGGATTACCACCACTATCTACCAAACAGTTTGAGTATTTTGTATCGTTAAGCATACCGTATCTATTTTCAAAAGCAGGTAGTACACCACTATTATCTTTGAAAGATGAATTTATAATTAGTGTTCTTGTGTCAAAGAACTCTAAATCTGATATTCCTTTTAAGAAAAAGTCATCAAAATACATTCTAAAATTAGAATTATTATATATATCTTCTTTACTTAAAAATATTTCTAATGTTACTGACCCAGTAATTGGTGATGGTTGTATTTCAAACTCATTTAAATTCCATTGGTTTTGGACAGTACCAGTTAAACTATTGATTCCATCAGTTGCAGAACTTACCCATTGTTGATTGTCTAAATCGTAATATTTCACACCACCTGAAACTGGTGTAACTTTTATTCTAAACTTATATTGATAAGATAAAGAACCACTATTGTCAGGATCATTAGCATAGTTTGCAAATGAAAACGTCAATGGTTCTACTGTGCTTCCTATGTTTGCAGTTGTAGATGTCAAGATTACGGTATTTGCTGAAGTGCTACCAATGGTAATTGCTGATCTTGAACCTGCATAAGGTGTAATTCCATAAACGACTGGAGACGATCCACTTGTGTCTGCTGTAGTTGATTCTACACCAAACGCTTTTGTGTCATCTGCTATTGTCCAATTCTCTAAATAAAAGCCAAAGCTAAATGTAGGTACTCTCGTTGCACCTAACTCAAAACCACCATTACTGAATTGAGATTTTAATGTGTCTTTGATTCTGATTTGTGTTCTTTGCCTGATAGCAGGTTTTCTTATGATCTTAACAAAATCATTATTTATGGGTTGTACGGTACTTGCACTTGTTGAACTATTAAGCGTTACTACTGGTGATGCTATAGCTTCCGTTCCAACTGATGTACCACTTTTATCATACGTCTTGAACTCTTTAGAATAAGAACCTCCACCATCACTAAAAGAGGTTAGTGCTAAGGAAGCATTGTCAATGATTGTCCAAGAACCTTCGTGCTGAAATATCCTACAATTATACATTCTTAGAATAGATATTAATACTTCTTTTGCATTTAGATAATTACCATTCTCATCTTCTAAACCATCTACGCTTCTTATAAATGCTTGTTCAAATGGGTTTGCGTTTGATGATCCTGAAGATGTTAGCGTACTAAATTGATTTAATCTACATAATACTTTATATGTAAAGTCTAAACTCTTACCGCTTGTCCCACTAGCATTTTGAATATTTATATTCTTCAAACAGTTTTGAATCACATCAAATGCTTCAGGTCTTTCCGTTGTAAGATCAATATTGTACCCATTGATTGTACCAATGAGATCAGAAGCATATATCTCTACCACGAATGGTGGTGATGTAATTGGTAAAGTGTAACTGTCTTGCATTATAAAACCAGTCCAAATGTTTCTAAATATCTCATAGGTTTCACCACCACTATCTGAAAAAATATCAGAACTTAATTTTATTATGGTTGCAGAACTTACTTGTGCAACGGTTGTTGATGATCCAGTAGATGTGTTTATAATTAGATCACCAACTTTTAATGATGCAGTAAAATCTACAGATGTATCTTTTAATCTACTTGCGACTGCATAAGCATCACTAGTTCCATTTAATACTTCACTATTCACTTTAATTTTGAACTCTCTATCATTTGTAGGTGAAAGAAATTCAAACTCACTTCTTTCCCAAAAGAAGTTTGCAGTATTCCAATTAGTATCCTCGTCTTCCCATTGTGATCCACCACTAGAATCTTCAACATAGAATCTTAACTTACAAGTAGAACCTATTATAGGTTGGAAGTAATCATCGTCTTGTTGATAATTTATAACTACTGGATTCTTTGCAAGAGTAATGTTATTACTTACAGAACCACCGTATCCATATTGAAATATTTGTAAGCGAAATTTATTATTGTCGGTATCAAAAAAATTGGTAGCATATTTTTCAACGTATGATGACATATTATTTATCCAGTTACTCTTGTTCTAAAATCTCCTGCTCTTTCAAGTGCTAATATTAAGTCTTGTCCTCTGAGTGTAAACTCACCCCTTGTTCTATTTCCTATTGTACCCATCATCTGTGGTAATCTGTTTAATGGTATGACTGCTTCTGATTGACCTGCTTCACCTACAATACCCATAGTTGGTTTAGTTACAATACCACCGTGTGCAAAATTTTTAACACCTTTATCTCTAGTCATAGCAGATATAACACCTGCACCTGCTATAACAGCAATAGAAGTTTTTAACATTTTGCCAATATTTATAACGCTACCACCAAACAACATAGCTCTCAATGCTGTTGCAACAACTAAGGCTATAGTCATTTGTAAAATCATTTTAGATAAAGAATTTATTATTTCTTTTATAGATTTATCAGCTTGAAATGCCATTCCGACCAATGATGAACCTACAGCTAGTGCAATACTTTCAAAGCCACTTTTCATTTTTTCTGAAAAATCAAAAGTTTCTTCAGAGGTTTCAACAACTTGTCTCTTTACGTTTGATAGTCCCTCTGCAATTTGATCTGCAATGCTTTTAACTTGTGTAAGTAGTTCTACTGTTTCGTGTGCATTAGTATTAAGATTATCAAAACTTTTACTTGTAGATTCTACTGCTTCATCTGTTTCTTTTGTAGGTTCAAGTATATTTTCTAATTGTAACTTAAATGATTCATATGCTAATGTAGCTTCTTGAACTTTTAATTTTTGATTGTCGACTGCTATCGTAGCATTATCAAGTAATGTTCGATAAGTAGATAGTCCATCATTTTCTTTAACTCTATTAGCTATTGCTTTGTTAAAAACTTCTTCAGCTCTATTTCTAGCATCTACTAAATTTGAAAACTCTTTTTGTTCTTGAATTATTGCATCACGACCTTTTAACGTTTCTTGATTTATTTGTTTCTCTAATTCTAAATACTTTTGTTCTAATAATCTTTTTCTTATATCAAAAAGTTTTTTATCATTTCCTGCAAGATTTTCAGTCGATGAGTTCATCTCATCTAATTCTTTTTTAGTAGCTTTGAAATCATTTAATAAAGCCTTTTGAGGATTTATAATTCTAGTAATATTCTCAAACAAACTTTTAAATCCACCTATAACGCTTGTAAGCATAGGCATCAACGCTTCACCAATTTCATTTTTAAGTGTATCAAATGAATCGCCTAAATTTGAAATCTGTCCACCAAGTGTTTTGGATATTCCAACCATTGCACCTGATACACCTTCTAAATCACCAAGTGAAAGTATATAGTTTTGTATTGCATCAGATGTGAAATCTACTTGTGTCTTAACGTTCTTGAATGTGAACGTTACTTGATCCCCTTGTTTTTCAGCTCTTATGCCAAACTCTTTTAATCTTTCGAACTCACCTACCTGAGCATCAATGATAGCTTCTGCTAACATTACAAACTCCTTACCAGTAGATGATGCAAGATCACCAAGTTTTCGCATCTCTTCTGACGTGGGTTTAAATCCTTGATTCGCAAGTCTTACAAAACTGTCAGTTAATTCTGATACACTAAATGGTGTTTGTGATGCAAACTCTGTAATTCTATCTAAAGCTTTTTGTGCTTCAGATGTGCTTCCTAAAGTATTAGTTAAAACTGATTCAAACCTTTGGAATGTAGACGTTGTTTCTACTACAGCACCACCAAACTCCATTATTTTATCTACTGCGAAAACCCCTGCGATAACTCCACCAACCTTTGATAGATTAGAACTAAAACCACTTACGCTTTTTTCACTTTGCTTGACAGCTTGTTTAAACTTACTAGCATCACCATCAAATTCAAAAAGTAATCTTTCTCTTGCCATAAATTAGAATTTAGTAACAAATATAAATATTTTACATCTTAGATATTTTACCTTCAGTCATCGTCTTATTCCAGTCCTTTAGAACGTTATCTAATTCTTCTTTGGACAACGGTTTGGAGACTTTCTTTTTTACTGCATTATCTTGTGGTAGTTTAAATAGTTTATTAGGTTGTATTCTTTGTGATGCTTTTGTTGCGTTTACGTTGATAAGCATAGCTGATATATAACGCAGTCTTTCCCATTCTAGATTCTGATGTATCTGAAACGCTTCAGACATTCTTGTATTTTCTGCAAACGTATTCTTCCAAAACGTATCAGGGTGTATTCCACATTGACCAATGTAGAAGTCTAAGATGTCTTCCCAAATATCAGTATCTACTTTTTTTTTACTTCTTCCTTAGATACTCTTGGTATTCCCATATTAAGATCGTTACCAAGTATCCTAGATTCAGTAAGTGCAACCATTACCTTTTGAAGTTCTTCTGCACCAAAGTCTTCTAACCAAGAACCAACATCATAAATGGTATAATCAATAGGATTCTTTTCTTCTTGATCGTAAGCAATAAGACCTGAATATATCAATGCTCTGATTGATGATATGTTAAGGTTTTCTGCTGTAAAGTATTTTTCAAGATCATTAAGACCGATGCCGAGAGTTTCTGTAAAGTGACACCAGAAATTCATAGAGAAATGGAGGGTTCTCTCTTTCCCTCCAATCTCTATTTTTATGTAACCTCTTTTACTGTTCATTAAGTAAAACTACTACTAATAATTAAAATATAAAAATTATTAGTTAGTACCTATAGAAACTGCACCAGTAGAAGTAAAAGTACCTGAGAAAGTAATAGGTGCTTCTGCATCTGCTGTATAATCAATAGAACTGATAAATCCTTGAACTGCATAAGTAGTATCACCACTTACAGCAGTACCAAATCTTGCGTGAATTTTTGTTCTATTATTTGCGTGTCCTATCATAGTATCCACATCTACAGTATCATCATAGGCAACAAAAGAATCAAAACTAATGTCGATTGATCTTGCACCTGCGATCACCTCTCTGTAACCACCACTATCTTTTGAGGTCGCATCAGGCGTATCTAAATTGAATGATAAACTGGATGATGTCGAATGTCCGAGATTTGTAAATGAACTACCATCTGTACTAATTTGAAGTACAAGAAGTGTTCCGTTCATAAGTCCTGTGCTAGGCATAGTATTATATTTTTAAACTGTTAAACAAATAATACTACAAACTTAAATAAAGAAATGTATAATTTTTTTTATTCAGATACTGATAATGTTACAGATGTAGGATTTATCTTCTCTGCGATCTGTGCATCTAAATTAGCTTTCATCTCCTTAACCTTTTCTGCACCTAGAGCTGATTCACACCATTCTGTGACTTTTGCGTTTGTTAAATCAGCAAAAGGTATGAAGTCAGTAATATCATCAGTTGATATAACTTGTGTTCCAATGATTGTTGCAGTATAAGGATTGCTCTCTGCATCTACTTTATCAGAAGTACAAGTGTATCTCCAATGTATATTATAAACTACATCTGTGTTATCGTCTTTAGATGTGTAACAATCTACTGTCTTGCAGTCCCACGAATAAGTATTTTTTGCTTTTGCCATAATTTTGTATTTAATATTTTAACAAATATAGTAATTTTTTAAATCTCTTTTTCTAGTTCTTTAACTCTAGCTTCAAGTTCTTGTATCGACTTTAGTAATATAGGTACTAACTTACTGTAATCTACTTGTTGCATATCTTCAGCATCTTTATCACCACTAACTGCTTGTGGCACTACTTCTTGAAGTTCGTGTGCCATAACACCGTAGCTTCTCGTATCATCTGCTTTCCATTTAAAGTCATACATCTTTATCTTCGATGCAATATCTAAAGCATTGAAGTCTTTTAAATCTTCTTTTAATCTGTAATCAGAAGAAGTGTTGTATGACGTTGCAGAATCTAAAGTTTGTATTGTTCCAACAGTACCGTTAGGGTTTTTAAAAGAAATACAAGAAGATGAGTTTGTTCTTTCTGCCTCTATTCTTGCACCAACGTTTATAGTACCACCTGCGGCATCATTAAACTTTATGTGAAGTCTACCATCAGGGCTAGTCTGATTTATTCCAACTGTACCAACACTTGTGAAACGTAGACGTTCAGAACCCGCAGTTGAAAATGCAATAGTATCTGCACTTCCTGATGGTTGGTACATTCCAGTATTTACGTCATTATTAAAAGTATAGCCCGGACTTCCTGCCGTTCTA